AACTTCATCGTCTTTAGGGTTTCTATGAACATATTACTATTTAATAAATACGAATAACACATTATGGCAAGATTAACGATAGACACAGGAACAGCAGGAAATCCAGCGACGGGCGATACTTTACGTACCGCTATGACCAAGGTCAACAGCAATTTCGCTGAGTTGGCGGGTGACTTACAGATGTCGGGCAACACTCTATTGAGTGCTGACACAAACGGAAACATAATCCTAGATCCAAATGGTACAGGACAGGTACAGATAGAGGCAGACAGACTTGTGATCAAGACTACGAAAACCGCTACCGCTGTGGGAAACACAGGTGACGTGGCAGGTTCGATCAGTTGGGACGCAACAAATTTATATGTATGCACTGCGAACTATGATGGTTCAACAGTGATATGGAAAAAGATCACACTAGCGAGCATCTAACATGGCCCAGGAAGTAATCAACATCGGAGCACAGGCTGATGACGGCACGGGCGATACCATCAGGGGAGCCGGCATCAAGATCAACAGCAACTTCACGGAGTTGTACGCCACGAGCTCCGCGGAATCTCAGATACACTTCATAGGCAACAACATCAGTTCAACGCTATCTAACTCGGACATAGTGTTGTCAGGCAACGGCTCGGGTGCAGTGAAGATATCAGATCTCACCATAGACAACTCGATCAGGATGTCAGACAACGAGATAAGGACCAACACCTCCAACGCAGACATGGTGCTCACAGCATCGGGAACAGGCACGATACAGACTGCCGTGGCAGACATAAATGGTGGAGCCATAGACGGCACAGTGATAGGTGCTTCTACCCCGGCGGCGGGAACATTCACAACATTGACCGTAAACAGTTCTTTCGTTGCTGATGGAGTGACAATCACAGACAACACAATCTCAACGAACGCATCGAACGCCAATCTTGATTTAAGTGCAAGTGGCACTGGATACGTTAACATTAATAGTATCTCACTTCCAAACTCAGACGGAACTGCGGGCCAGGTGTTACAGACCGACGGCAATGGACAACTCTCGTTCTTCACATCACCTATATTGTTTGACTCAACACTGATAGACGATGGCACAGCGACATTGACCGGCGACAGTTCAACACAAGTTATTGATTCTTTTGCATTGGCCACTTATAGGAGTGCAAAATACCATATACAGATTTCAGACGCAACAGCAGATAGATACACATTGATAGAAGCAAACCTCACACACGATGGAACAAATGCATATGTCAGTACATTTGGTGCGGCCACGAACGGCGTTGGAGACGGATCTACCATATATGATTCTATTGACATATCAGCGGACATAAACAGCGGTAATGTTAGACTGCTAGGAACAGTAAATAACACTAACAACCAAGTGATCAAATTGGTCAGGAGAGTAATTAAAGTTTAAAATGGCAAGAATAAGTTTAAATGTAGGATCAAATGCCAACGATGGCACAGGTGACACTTTACGTAGCGCCATGCAGAGTGTGAACACCATGTTCACGGAACTGTATGAGTCGCCGTTGTTCTCGGGCAATATCACAGTGAGTGGCAATAACATATCGGCCAATCGTAGCAATGATGACCTAGTCCTAGCACCTAGTGGCACTGGATCAGTGACGGCTCCCAAGATTATCATAGATGAAAATATAACCATAGAGGACAACCAGATTACAACAACACAGTCCAATTCAGACCTAGTTCTTTCAGCGTCAGGCACAGGAAGTGTGTTGATAGACAACGCAGACGTCAACGGAGGTGCCATAGACGGCACGGTCATAGGTGCCAACACACCAGCGGCGGCCACTTTCACAACATCAACCGTTAACAGTTCATTAGTTGTTGACGGGGTGACAATAACGGACAACACTATATCTACCAATGCGTCTAATTCCAATTTAGAACTGTCAGGGAACGGCACCGGAACAGTCACAGTCAGTGGTTTTAAATTTCCCACCGCAGATGGTACTGCTAACCAACTTTTGAAGACGGACGGAAATGGTAACTTGGGTTTCGCCACAACGAGTGCCACATTGAATCACTCAGACATCAATGACAACACCACAACAGTGGCCACCTCGGCAACAACAGAGATAGACTCGTTCAGTTCAACCACTTACAGGAGTGCCAAATACTTCATATCAATCGCAGATGCAACCAATTCTAGATTTGAAATAGTGGAAGCCAACCTGATTCATGGACCAAGTGCTGACAGCACGATCGAGGCATACCTAACAGTGTTTGGGTCAACAACTTCTCACGCTGTTCCATTATGTACATTCACGGCAGACATAGATGACGGCAACGTGAGACTGTTGGCAACAAACATCACCAGTGATAGTTGTGTTTTCAAATTCCAAAGAACACTGATAGACCTATAATAATTACATTAGGTTTATAGAATTTACAATAAATACCCGTAACAAAAAGGATTAATATAAAGTATGGCTAGACAGAACATCAACATTGGTTCAAGTGCAAACGACGGCACAGGTGATCCGTTAAGAACAGCATTTGACAAGATAAACGACAACTTCGTGGAATTGTACGGCGGTGACAATGACATCAACACACTTGATGCTAACCTCGATGTAAACACATTCGCTATCACAACAGGTGTCACAAACGGTGACGTAACAATCACACCAAACGGCACAGGAAGCATCAAACTGGGTGCATTGAAATTCAATGGCACAACCTTGAGTTCGGATGATTCAACAATAATCAACATTAACGAAGGTTTGGTTGTTGATGGCACAGCCAATATTTCAGGTGCAACGACATTAGGTAGCACATTGTCAGTTGGAACATCATTAGCACTGGCGACAGGAGCAACTGTCACAGGTATTTTAGACGAAGACAACATGGCAACAGACAGTGCCACGCAACTTGCAACACAACAGTCAATCAAGGCTTATGTTGATTCACAGGTTACAGCACAAGATTTAGATTTGGCCGGTGATTCAGGAACAGGTGCTGTTGATTTGGACTCACAGTCGTTAACAATCGCAGGTGGAACGGGTTTAACATCAGTGGCTGGTAGCCAAACTGTTACACTAAACATCGACGCAACAGTGGCGACGCTGACTGGTTCACAAACACTTACCAATAAAGTTTTAACTGCACCTACTATAAATGCGGCGACAATGACAGGCAATGTCACTGTGGACAACATCACACTCAATGACAACATAATTTCATCAAGTTCAAATGCAGACCTTATACTTGATCCAAGTGGTACAGGAGATATCAAACTAAATGCTACCAGCACGGACGTAACAGGAAATGCATCTGTATCAGGAACATTGACAACCGCAGATATCACAACAACAGGTAACACAACAGTTAGTGGTAACACATCTGTCGCAGGCGTATTGACTGTGCAAGGTTCAATTAACGCAGACACAATCGTTTCAAATTCAAATGGCGACATCACACTTGATCCTGCAGGGACAGGAGCGATCGTGTTGACTGGTCCGATCACGGCCACTGGTACACAGACGACCACAGGACAACTGAACGTCGACAACCTTAGGTTAGACGGCAACACGATTTCTGCAACATCAGGTGGTATAACGCTCTCCCCTGCCGCGGGACAGAACGTGTCAGCGGGTGGGATACTGACTGCCGCTGAGGCCAACTTCACATTGATGGAAGCCACAACTGTGAGGGCAGACGCTTTGCAGAATGATACGTCAGATGGTGACCTGTCAATAAGCACACAGGGTACTGGAGTCATAGATCTTAACACAGCGACCCAGTCAACCGTGGGATCGGCGGGAGGTGCATCAGCACTGCCGGGCACACCAACAGGCTACATCAAGATCAAGATCGCGGGAACAATGAGAGTTATTCCGTTCTACGACGAATCTTAATAGATCATAAAACATCCTTGACAGGGGAATATGAGGAAACACAGGAACGACCGTAACAGGCACAAGTCTGCACATTCCGAGATCAAACGCTTGGAGGAGGCCATACGACGTGAGCAGGACAAGATCACACGT